ACCTGTTGTTCCTGCCTTTACTGGTGAAAATTCGTCGTCCATATTAACACAAACAACTTCGTCACCAACACTAAGTGGTGCGTTTTTTAAATATTTAACTCTCTTTGTCATACAAATATAAATATAGCGAAATATTTATTTGTTATGAAGATAATAATATCAGAATCTCAATATAAAAAAATTTTATTAGAAGAAAGGCAAAATGGCCTATTAAATAAACTAAAAGGTCTAAAATCTTTTTTTAAAAAGGTTAGTGAAGAAACAAAAAATCAAGTCGGTTTGGATTTAAGTTTTCTTACAACTTGGGGTGTTACTATTGCTGGTTTTGTAAAGCCAGTTTCAGAATTTATTGAAGGTAACTTCCCAGAAATGTCGTCTAGTGATTTATCGCTAATTGCTACCGGTATAATTTTAACATATTACCACTCAAATAAAGAAATGTTAGGTAAGGTATTAAATAAGATAAAAGAAAAAGAACTTGTTTTTGAATTTGATAGTGCTTTAAAAGTCGCAAATAAATTAAAAAATGTTTTTTTGTCTTTTATTGAAAGTCTAGCAATACCAACTTCTAAAATATCAAATATGTTGGCTTACACATTTTTAATTCCAATATTACCTGAATTATATGAAGCGGCACAATCTGGAAGTTCTGTTGATGTAAAAGAAATGGTTGAACGTAGTATTGCCTTTTTAGTTGTTAGTTTTGGTGGTAATTTTGCAAAAAGATTAATGTTAGAAATAGTAAAAAGGTTTAAATCTTAATACTCTTGTCCAGCATCATAAAAAATACCAAATGTAAGGTATTCAAATTCAGACCTCCAAATTTTACAATCATAAAATAAAACACCTCTAAGAGAACTTTTACTACTCTTTAATTCAAAAGTTGGTGAAATATAAAAACTACAAACTTCTTCTAATTTATTTTTTATTTCTAAAATAGTTTCACTAATTAATTGTGGTTCAAAATCGCATTCATCACATACAACATCATTCAATCTAAGACTAAATACAATTTCAGAAACAGTATTATCATTAGAAGTATAAAATTCTTCAACCTCCATTTTAATATTATTAAGACCATATTCTGATATTAAACCAGATCTTGATAAAATAACATTTTTTATTTTTTCTACTTTAGCTGTATATTCTGGTGGAACTCTCATTTTTTATAATTTAATATTTTACTTATAACATCAGTTGCTTGTTCATCAGTTAATCTATGAACTTCTTTATGTGTTTTAAACCACCTTTTAACAACAACATCCATTGGTGTTTTTGTTATTTTTGCAAGTCTTTTGAAACCAAAAACTTGAGCATCAAGTTCGTGTGGTTGTGTGTAATATTTATGTGGGTCCTTTTCTTCTGGACCATCCAAATTAAAAGTACCTTTTACTTTTTGGTCAATATGTCTTATTTCGTGAGCGATAACCTCATTTAATTCACCAACCAAATCATAGGTCATTCTTGTTTTATTATTTGGGTTATATTCAATAGCAACTTCAATTATATCTTCATTAGGGTAGTAATTAGCATTTACCTTAAAACTTTCTAAATCTTCATTTTGTTCTAATACAACTTCCACAACAAAAGCTTCCCCTAAATTTGGAAACTCATAAAAATCATTTTCCTCGTCATAATAATTAGGAAGATAAAACTCACCTTCGTATTCATCCTTATATAATTTTATAATATCTTTAACAACAGCACGAATAACATCCCTTCTTCTACCGTCTTCCAAAATTAAATTTCTAAATCTCATAATAATAAATACTTTATTTGACTATAAATTAAAATATATCTAATTTTTTAAAAAAATAAGTATAATGAAGAGAGTTTTTGATTTTGATAATATAACATTATTACCAAACTTTAGTCGTGTTGAGAGTAGAAGTGATTGTGACACAACTTGTCTATTTGGTGGTTATAGGTTTAAACTACCGATAGTTCCAGCAAATATGGAAAGTATTATAGATGTTAAGTTGGCAAATGAGTTAGCAAAAAAAGGATATTTTTATATATTACACAGATTTAATATTGATGAGGTTTCTTTTGTGAGAGATATGAAAGAACATAACTTAATTTCTTCAATATCTGTTGGTGTAAATGACAATTCATATAAACTAATTGATGAACTTGTATTAGAAGATTTAATACCACACTTTATCACTGTAGATATTGCTCACGGTCATTCTATTAAAATGAAAAAAATGGTTAAATACATCAAAAATAAAATGCCAGATGTATTTTTAATTGGTGGGAATGTCTGTACTCCAGAGGCCGTTACTGATTTGGAATCTTGGGGTTGTGATGCTGTTAAATGTGGTATTGGTGGAGGATCTGCTTGCACCACATATCACTCAACTGGCTTTGGTAATCGTGGTTGGCAGGCGTCAATGATTAAGAAGTGTGTTAAGGTAGCAAAAAAACCAATTATTACTGACGGCTCAATAAAAGAACATTGTGATATTACAAAAAGTCTTGTTTTAGGGGCTTCTATGGTTATGGTTGGTGGTATGTTATCTGGATACATAGATTCACCAGGAGACAAACTTAAAAACGTAATTGATGGACATTGGTACAAAGAATTTTGGGGTAGTGCATCATCTTCACAATCTGGTAAGACAAATAGAATTGAGGGTATTAGAAAATTAGTACCATATAAAGACGTTTCTATTTTTGATAAATTAAATGATATTGAAGAATCACTACAAAGTGCAATTTCTTATGCTGGAGGAAATCCTAGTGATTTATCTTGTTTAAATGCGGTTAAATACGTTACGCGGACGTGATATTTGAATCGTCAACATTTGATGAATTTTTAACTAAATAGTCTTTATCGCCTAAGCTAAAAATTCTATACTTGGATATATCAATTCCCAAATTATTTAATTTATCTAAAAAAGTTGTTGGTAAATTTATACAACCACTAGATAAATCTAAATTTGTATCTTTAGTTAGTGTTGTACCATTTACACATTTAAAGGCTTCACTTCTTTCTTTAGTGTCTTTAACTCCGTGTATTGCTTGTACTAATTCTTTACCAGATTCGTCAAAATAAGACCAAAGATTTTTTTTAGGTTCTTCTGATGTTCCGGCACCCGTATATTGTGTGTAAGTTTGTCCTGGTCCAGCGTTAAACACACCAGTAGGTGCAAATTTACCCCCAGCTTTAGATATTGGGTCACCAAGACCAGACTTTACTCTTTCGTCATAACTCATTTTAGACCAAGTATCAAATTCTTTGGTTGGTTTATCTTTTCCCATAATGGCTAAAGTCCCAGTTAAATATGTTCCACCATTATCAAAAAAATAAACAGTATTTTTAACCTGATCTATTATTAACCAAGGTTTATCTTGGTAATTTGGTCTTATAGTATTTAAAGCGACTTGACAGGCAGACCTAAATTCTAGATTTTCATTTTGATTCTTATTTTTTACATTCTGTAATATTTCTTTTGCTTTAGTTGTTAAAATTTCAGAAACTTTATTAAAGTCATTACCATACTTAGACATTATTTCATTATAATCGGTTAAAGTGTTTTTATAAACATCACTAAAAGTACAACCAGTTGTATTAACCACCTCAACTAACAAACCATATAAATTTCTTATATGTTTTTTTTTCATTTTCTGTTATTACAAATCTTTTTTTCATTATTAAAATTCTTTAATTTTTACAATCAAATCTCCACTACCTTTTATTACCCTATGATAAACACCTTTAGGTATAAATATTGTTTGACCCTCTTTCAAAGGTTTTGGTATGTCATTATCCATTTGTAACATCCAGTTATTAGACTTTACAACTTTAACTTTTCTATCTTGTTTATCAAAATGCCATTTTAATTCACCACTATTTATATTTTCTTTAAACAATCTAGTTTTGATTCCGTTTTTTTCTTTTTGGGAAAAAGGTAATACATTTTCAATGATTGGGTCTTCTGAAACATAATCTAAAGGGTATAGTGGTCTTTTATTAAAATTAAGTCCAAGACGAAACTTTTCTGATTTATAACCCAACCAGTCACCATCCTGTAATTGTAAAAAAATTCTACCTTTTAAAAAGATTAAATCTTCAATAAAATTAATGTTTTTTAGACGGTTACTTGGTTCAGAATCAATAAAAAAACTTACAGTGGCTTGTGAATCTAATAATTCTTCTTTAGGTATTGCTTCATAAACAGAACTTTTTGGTCGTACTGAAATACCGTAAAGTTTGAATTTAATTTTTTTATGGCTCTTGTCATAAACCGCCGGTTCAACAACTTCTTTTAAAAAGTGATTGAATATTTTTACATATCTACGGTTAATGAATCTTTCGTAAGGTGTCATAATATTACCAATTTCTGGATGATTTAAGACCTAATTTTTTTGCATATCTCCCAACATTACAAGACCAATATCCTGCAGTAGTTCTATCTTTTTTCTGGTCACAATTATGTCTTGCTCTAAATGATTTTGCTCTTTTTTTATTTGCGTTTTTAACTCTTAAATTTGGATCTCCGAATGTTACTTTTTTAACTCCACCACCTGGAGTTTTAACATATACGGCAAATTTCTTTGGTCCACCTGGTGTTCTAAAAGGACTTCCAAGGTTTACCTTCTTTCCTCTATGTACCGCTTCACTAATTGTTTCTTTTATTTCAAATGGAACATCTAACCAAATCGTTTTTCCATTATCAAGAGTTACCGACTCACCTAAATTACTTTCAACAAGCCATAAGTCCTCATCGTTAACATCCATTAAACCATTATTATAAAGTGTTCTTACTTCATTTATTAATTCAAGGTATGAGGATGAAAAAATCCTAAAAACATTTTCAGATAAAGGTATTCTATTATCTAAATGGTATTTAAGGTTTTTAGAAATACTTACTGATTCAGTAAGAACCATAGGGTGGTTTAATTCTTCATTTAAAACTCTTTTTATAATATTGTCTAACATAATCAACTATTTAGATATTTATTAATATAAATACATTAAACTTGATTAAATAAAACATATTTATTTTAAAATCCTCATATGAAAAAAATAAAATTAACAGAAAGTGAGCTTGTTGCTTTAATAGAAAAGGTAATTAAAGAAAATGGCGATGTTCAAATGGGTGGTGAACAAAAAGAAAATAAGAAAAAAGAACCACCAAAACCTAGATGTATGGAAGACAATATGATTCCACTTGATGAAATGGTTGGTCAAGCTGATGAATTTGTAAAATATTCACCCGGAGTTTCAAAAAGAAGAATGGGCGTTAATTCAATGGTTGATACTTTAGGTATTCTAAATAATATAAGACTTTTTAAGGACGTTAAAGATGGTGGAGCACATTTAGCTTATGATATGATGCACAATCTTAATAGATTCAGAAATAAAAACTATCACGACGAAACAACTGGTGATTGTCATAAAGCAATGGATAAGATTGTTGAATTATATAAAGAAAATGAACACGGAACAGAATTAGTTAAGGATATTGAAAGGGTTTTAGCGCTACAAACAAAAGATGATGAGTATACACCATCACCAAGAGCTAAAGAATACCTTAAACAATGTATTAACTTAGTTAAAGGACAATAAAAACTTTGCTTAGGACCATTACTGGTTATGGTAATGTTAGAGGGACAATTCGCTACTGTCCCTTTTTTTTATTTAAAGATATTTATAATAAAAACAATTATGATGAAAAATTACTGGAAACCCACACCAAAAAAGTGGAGAAGATTAGGGGACTCTTTATTAGCTGTCGCTACAATTATTGCTGTAGGTGGTATTTGGCAATATGATAGTCTAAAAGAAATTTTTACAACCCAAGAACTAAAGATTATGATTGTATCATCAATTGTATTTGGTGTTGTTGGTAAGTTTCTTACAAACTTCTTTAAATCTGACGATAAAGAACCCCAAGAATAACATTTTATCAAGTTTTTACTCCCCTCCACAAGAGGGGTTTCTTTTTTTAAATAAAATTTACTATATTTGTACCCTATGAGTGATAAGAAAGTTAAAAAACAAGTAGAACGTAAGGTATTTGAACGTGTAATTACCCACGAAGACTGTACTTTAATCTGGAAATATGATAATCATAAGTCAAATACAGGACCTTATGAGGTAGAAATTAAACCCAATAAGAAAAAGGGTTAAATAAACTATTTATATATATGAAGATTTTACCCGTTTTAAGTGAAATAATTAATAAAAAAACCCTTATTTCTACAAACCTAAAATCAATGGATTTTAGCCAAAAAGAGGCTGAAAATGAGGTAGAATACTACCTAAAATGGGCTAAAAACCTACCAAAAACACAAAAAGGGTACCGAATTTTGGTCGTAAATGATAAAAAAGACATCAATTTAGACGAAATTGGGTCACATTTTAGCAAAAATAGGACAGAATTACTGTCAAATCACTCATTTTGTACTGGATGTGGGGAAAAATACTACCTAATTACGGCTGAAATACCCAAAAATGAGGTAGATATTGAAGAAACTATCAAAAATAACATACTTTACCCTAATGAAATGGAAATTACAGTCAAAAATAAGGGAAAAAACGTAAAAATACTTAAAATTCAAGAAATTAACACAGAAAATGACTATTTTTTGTAAAAAAAACGATTTTTTTACCTAATTAACGTTAAATGTCCGTGATTTGTGACTTTATCATCATTTCCAATGACATTAAAGGCTAGTTTCCAGATATAAACACCTTCTGTGCACATTTTATTATTAAAAGTACCATCCCAACGTCCGTTTGGGTCATTAGATTCCCATACTATGTTACCCCAACGATTAAAAATAAGGAACTCAAACCCATTTATATCATATCCATTAACCATAATTGGTCCATATAGTTGGTTATTCTCGTTTCCATCCGGTGTAAAACAGTTTGGCACCCAGTAAATAACCCCAGGACAGTCATTAACAACAACTTGTATTGATTCTTCAACATAACAAATGACATTTTCACGTCTTAATACTATATTATATGTTCCTGTTTGTGTAAATGTGTATGTTAAGTCTTCCATAGCATATACAATTCCGTTAACTGTCCACGTATTTACGCCATCACCGCCATATATTGAGGTATATGTGACTGTTTTACTTTCCCCATCACACAATTCAAACATATGTTGACTATATGTGACTAGGGAAAGACAGAAAAAATATACAAACAGTATTAATTTCATTAATTATGTTGTATAGGTGATAATGTTGGTGTTCCATATACTGGTACAACAACAGATGTTGTGAATGTACAACCAGCAGAACCTACTGTATATGTAACAGTTGAGGTTGCATTAGTCCCATTTGTTACGTTATCAGGACAAAACTGGTTACCAACCACTCCAACACCGGACCAAGTACCCCCAACAGGTGTTCCTACAAGGTTTACACAAGGATCTGACTCACAAAATGGACCTAAAACTGTAATTGTTGGTATAACTTGGTATATTAATACATTTAAATTGACTGGTGTTGCAGGACAGTTAGCTGGTGGGGGTGAAGAATAGGTTACAGAAACACCATTTGGTATTAATCCTGGTGCTGCTGCCGACCAGTTAACAGAAATTGAGTTTGTTCCTTGACCTGCGGTTATAACGCCAGACGCTGTAACAGTCCAAGTATATGTTCCAGAACCAACAGATGGTATAGTATAGGTAGAAAGAGCTGTTGATTGATAACAAACCGTATCTGGATTTGTTGTTGTTAATTGAGATAATGATATTGTTGAGATCATCGTCATTAAAGTTAGTAAAATTCTTTTCATTTTTTATTTTTTATTTAATTATGGTTTATTGGTCCCAAAACTATTGGGATTACGTTTATTGTTCCGTTAAATACGTTAAATGGTGTTGCTAAGTCACAAGAAGAGCTAGTATAGCTTCCCCATAGACCATCAGAACCCGGTGTGACTTGAATTAATAAGTTTTGGGGTGTACATACGTTTGCCACAGTTAAAGTTACACAGAACGTCCATATACAAGAGCCGGCGTCACCAAAATCATTTCCTGGATTCCCGTCAACGGTTAAATCAAAGAAATAACCAGGACCAACTGTTACAATAGGTGTTGTTGTTGATGTTACAGAAGTCTTCCAGACCCATTGTCCACCAGTTGCATTACCACCACAGTTTGTTGGTGCTGTTTGTGGTGTAACTGATGCCCAACCAGGACCTAAGTTTAAATCAAAACCTTCAATCCAGTTTGTACCTGCTTGAGTATAACCATTCATTGTGTAACACATAGTTACAACTTGACCCGCATTATATGTATTTCCTACTGGTGTCGGTGTTAATGTGAAAGATTGTACACCATTACATTGTGTAAACGCAAATACATTAATAAAAATTAATACAATTGATAATAAAATTTTCATATACTATAAATATAAAGTAAAGTACTAAATATGTGTAAAATTACTTGCCAAATGAATATTTACTGGTTATATTTTATTATATGAAGTATAAGAAGTATCTACAAAAATTTTTAGACAAACAATTTAAATCAGATTTAGAAGAATTTTTTGGAAAAAGTAGTTATGTTACAATAAGCAATATGACTTATATAAGAAGTAAGGACTCATATTTAGTTAGTGTAAACCTATATTTAGATGAACCAGAAAAAATTGATTTATTATTTCCTTCCGCTCTTGAGATGTTAGTACAAAGGGCTTGGAATGTTGTTGGTGATAAAAAACAAATTATACTTCAGTCTTCGTTTGATTTAATTCCGTAATAGAGCCTATCTCAATTAAATTTTTAATTGTACTATTTAATGGTGCCTTAATAAAGTATTCACCATTTTCCTGTCTGAAAAAACACCAACCAGTTAAAACCGTATTTAACTGGCTATATGTTTCTTTATCTTTTACTTTATATATTTTTAATCCCACCACCAGCTCATTCTTTCTTTTAATATTTGATGTAAAAGGTCGTGAGCCTTTTCTCCATTATGTTTCGCAACCCAGAAACACAAATCTTTTTTATTAAGGTCAGGTTTTTCTTTTAATACTTTACGAACACTTGACGGATATTTTTTTAAATAGCCATCGTAATTTTCTGAAATAACATCTTGCTCCATTGTGTAAAGTTCCCTATCTCCTTCAATTGGTTCGAATCTAAATTTAGTTTCAGAGTAATCAAGATATTCAGTACCATAATAATCTTCTTTAACTCTTTCAATCAAATTAAGAACAATTGTCATATCACGATTATCACGGTCAACTTCCATATGACGGTTTGCGTAGATGATTTCCTTTCTTTGGAACTCAATTTTCTTTTGTAAAATAGTATAGATATACCAATGATCCCAATCTTTATCTTTATATAAAGCGGGAATCCATCTAAAGATGTTTTTTATACCTCCGATAAAGTATCTTATTCTCCAATGTGTGTTTCTCCAAATACGTGCGGATAGTCCTTTTCTATTCCAAGCGGAGTCTTTAGGTATTGTTAGTTTTTTGTAGTTTTTCATTTTCTTCTTCTTTGTACTGCAAATATAAAGAAAATAAAACTAAAAAGTTAACACTTACACATAAAAAAGTTTCTATTAAATAGTTCCAATCAGTTTGTGTCATTGAGACGTGAGTACCAAACCACATAAATGAACCATATTTATTCATCAACTGGACAATTAGGTATTTGAAAAACTTTAACATTACGTTACAGTTTTTGTTGTTGTGGTTGGTATTGGTGAAGGACTTAATTTACTTCCGTCTAAAACTTTCGCTAAAAGTTCACCAGTACCCCAAGTTTTTAAAGCGTCTTTACATTGTCTTGCAATTTTTTTAGCACCAATATCATTTTTTAAACCATTTGTTATACAACTATAATAACTTAATTTTAAAGTTTCTATTGTTGCATCAATACCTTCTTGTTGACTACTATAATTTCTAACACCACCAACACATTTACCATCTTTTCTACTAAGACAATTATAAAATGTTGATTTTTCTTTTTTCTTTGTTGTGTTAAATGGGTTAAAAGCGGCTTTAGCTGCCTCGGCTTGTCTCCAACCATACATAAATTTCATATTTTCTTTTGTTACTGGAGCACCGACACCAGTAAGTATTGCTTCATATACATCATCGTCAGACAACGATGGTTTAGAAATTTGTGTTTCGTCTTTTTCTGGACTCAAAGGTAAATCTTTTAAGTTTAACCCAGATGTTAAAAAAGACACTAACATAGTAACAAGTGAACTTGAGTTTGATTCTTTTATGATTTTTTTCATATCTATAATTATTTTGTATAATATAAATGCCAAGGTTCGGCAACTCTTAATGTTCCAGATGTTTTATATGTTACTCTAAAACCATAATTACTTGCGTTGTCTGCAACCCATTTTTTTACATCTGGTTTGCTATCCCACCAAGATTCTTCTGTACTAAAAATATCAAAAGCTTTACCAGTATGATGTTCACTAAAACCTGGTAGTGTGTTTGATGCTTGAGTATTATCAATACCCCTTTTAACTGCTTTACTACCAAAGTTATCAACTTGTTTGTCATAACTTCTATAACCCGAAACAAGACCACCTAAATAACCAAATTTACTATTACAATCTTTTATTAGTTTATTTATACTTGTTTGTGCTTCTTGGTTTACACCCCCAGCGTCTTCTCTCCAAGAGCCCTCTTGTTTCAATTCTTTATCTATATGGCTTTGTGTAATATCAAGACCATAAACCGTTTTAAGTTTATTTATTGCTGATTGTACTTTAGAAGGTAGTTTTGAATTTTCTTCTGGTTTTTTTTCTTCTTTCTTATTTTTAGAATCAATTGTAATAACATCAAGATTAATCCCTGTCGTTAAATACGAAACAATTTTATTTACTAATGATTCCAAGTTTGGTTTTTAAATATTTTATTGGTATATTACTATAAATACTTTTGATTATGAAAAAATTTTTTTTAGATTTTTTACTTTTTAGAAAAACTGGAGTTTTGTTCAAAACAATTTCTTTTTTAATTTGGTGTCAGATACTGAATGTTATTTGTAATATTATTTTAATGATAATGTTTTACATTTAAATTTAAATAAACTATCCTTAATAAAAAAAAATATTATGAGCAAAGTAAGTCTAAACAGTACTGTGACTGTAAATTACACAGGTAGATTGGAAGATGGTTCTATTTTTGATTCTTCATTGAATGAAGGTCGTGAACCACTTAAAGCAACGTTAGGTCAAGGACAATTAATACCTGGTTTTGAATCTGGATTAATTGATATGACTATTGGTGATAAAAAAACGGTAGAAATTCCACACACTGAAGCATATGGTGACTACAATGACGAGTTGATTACTGAAATCCCTAAAGATCGTGTTCCAGAAGGAGTAGAAGAAGGTGCTATGTTACAAACATTTGGTCCTAATGGTCCTGTAATTGTAAAAGTTGTTGAAGTAAAAGAAAGTGTTGTTGTTTTGGATGCAAACCATCCGTTGGCTGGGCAAAAGTTAATTTTTGATTTGGAGCTTTTAGAGGTTGAGTAAAAAAGAAAAAGGGACTTAAAGTCCCTTTTTTTATTGTATTCCTAAATCTCTTAATTCTTGATCTTCAGCGGAAAGTCTACCCATCCCACTACCACTCTTACCACTCTTACCACTCATTCCTGGCATATTTTGTGGTCCTGCATTTGGTGCTCCAGTTGCTCCAGTTGCACCAGCTGGATTAGCATTAAACCCTTCGTAACCAGGGCCAGCAGCCGTAGGTGTCAGACAAAATTTTTGTTTTTGTACATTAGGTAAATATTTTGTATCTTTTGAAAAAATTGGACAACAAGACTCAATTTCTGCTGTATAACCTTTAAATGTTTCAGCCCCTTGTGGTGTTTTAATTAAGTTTGCCTTTCTTGTTTCATCCCCAAAATACTTAACGTAAGTATCAAAAGTCCCTCTACATTTTTTAACATTTTCTTTTGTTAATTTTTTCTGAGCTCTTCTTTGTTGGTTAGCTTGTTGTTTTAATTGTTTTTCTAAGTCATTTAATTCTCGTCCACCCATTAATTTTTGTGATCCTAAACCAGTAGCGCTAGGTGTTGAAGTTAGAGCACTTGGGTTTGCATTAGTTTGTATTTCAGTTGGTTTTAAAGTTGCCATTTTATCACCTTTAACTTGGATTGGAGTTGTATACCATTTATTTTTTGATATAGTCGTCATATCTGGACCAACAGCGGTTCCATCTTGTTTTAAATAGTATTTAACACCAACAGTTCCATCTTGTAGTTTTGTTCTAACACCCCAAACCATTCCATGTTTTGGGATGTGCACAACAAACCCATCTTCAGGAAAACCATCAACTTGTTCTTTAGCTGCCGCAATGAAATCCTCAAGAGTGAAACCCTCAAGATTAAATTTATTCATTTCTGGTGATAAGTCTGGGTCATTTCTCTGTACTAAATTTGGGTCTTGTTCTGATAACAATTTTTTAAATTCAGATTTGATTTTAGAATTGTGAAGATTTGAAATTCGTCTTCTTTCATCCTCATTTATTAAATTTCTTAAATATATATTCATAATTTTTAGTTTTTTTATTTAAAATGTTGGCTCAATAAATTTTTGTTTTTGTATTTCCCCAGTTGGTGTTTGAGTACTAGGTTTTTGTATTTCCCCAGTTGGTGTTTGAGTACTAGGTTTTTGTTCCCCAGTTGGTGTTTGAGTACTAGGTTTTTGTTCTCCAGTGGTTGGTTGGTCTCCAGTTTGTGTACCACCACCAGTTTTAGGATTCCAAGTACCTTTACAAAGTGCATTTCTAAGATTTATATTTGTTGTAGCGTCACCTAATATACAAGGTGTTGTTCCATTACATTTAGCGTCAATCCATTTTTGTTTTGTTTCTTTCCAATTTAATCCCATACTCACAGCAAGATCCATTGGTCCTTTACTACAGTTACCACCTTGTTGTCCACCAGGAGTTGTTCCTTGTTGTCCACCATCTCTACCACACGCTTGACCTTGCGGTGCTTTACATTCGTGTTCTTTTGGGGATATTGAGGTCGCAACTTTACATTTACCACCTTCACATTTACAATACCAATATCTTTCAAAATAGTTATTAACACTAGACCAACCAGGAAAACTATCAACTGTATACCCTTCATCATTCGGCTGCAAATATTGTCCTTCATCATTAATAAGATAAACACTTCGATCTTTAGTCATATCCGGCCTTTGATAGCTGTAACCAACTTTACCATCATGTGCTTTTAGAACGTTAATCATACTTGGAACAAAAGTCCCAACATTTGACGCACAATAAAAATCTGCCTGACTAGCATCTTCTTTTAATAAACCAGTTGTTGGGTTTTTTCTATTTTTATTGTGTAAACCCAAAATCCTTTTCTTTTCAGATTCTTCAATCAATCTTCTATAATAACTCATAATTTTAATTTATTTATAAATATGTTATAAAACCAAAAAAAAACTTAATTTAAATCAGTTTTTGGTTTTGGTCTTCCTTTTTCAGATCTTACTTGAAATTTTATGTCTGCGACTTTTAATTCGGCGGCGTAATCTGTCATAGCTCTATGTACACTCATTGTTAAATCAGTTAATTTATCAATGATATTTTCTTTTGATATTAGTTCTTCACCCATATTAAGCATCATTCTAATTTTTTCTTGATAGGACTCTAGTTTTCTGTGTAAAATTTTACCTGTTTTAATTACTTCTCTTTCGGTAAAATCTTTAAATACTATATCCATAGCCGTATTAATTTCTGAAATTAATTCGATTACTAGATACAAATTTTCTTCTAAATCAACATATTCAATATTTTCAGATTTTAACATATGAACAACACCTCTAAGAACTTGTGATAAATCTGTAAGCGAGTCAACTAAAACTCTCATAGAAGCACCACCGTGTTGAGCCATAACACCATAGTCGTCATATCCGGCGGCTTCTTCTGTTATCCTTTTCATTAACATTTGGAATTGTTCTTCGGTTACTAATATTTTTGACATAATTATTTTTTATATTAATAAATATTACTCACTTTCCAATTCTTCAAAGGTCTTTCTACAAAAATCAATTATATATTTGATATAATCATTTTCCATCCAATCTACTATAGCTTGGAAACTTTCAAATTCTGTTGGTAATTTATATCGTTCATAACAATCACCGGTCACTTCTTTATTATCTGAATCACCATCATCATCTGTAAAATTGTAATATTCAATATCAATTGGTAAAAAACAGTTACCATCCCAGTAAGGTGTCGCATAACCATCAAGACTATTTGTTGTTTTTTTATCTGTTACTCGAAAAAATACAGAACTTACAAAATCGTCCATATCTAACAAAATGTCATATTTTTTTGTTGTATATTTTTTTTTTACATCACTACCCCAAATAAGACCAGAACAAATTTCATTTAAATCATCACAACTAAATTCTGGTAATCTTGAATTTTTATATATTATATCAAGTTGGGATATAGTTAATTTATATCTATCAATTGTTTCAGCAAAACCAATTTCATTAAATGATTGTGTTAATTGATTTTTCAATCTAGACCCTTGTGATTCTGTAATTAGATATTTCATATATAATTATTAAAATTCTCTGTTGTAATCAGAACAATCCGAATCATCAAAGTAATCTTCTATTGTATTTGAAAATAGTTTCTCTACCGTGTCTTTTATTATTTCATTTTCAGATTCTTCATCCGTAGCTGGATTATCTTTTGTGTAAACATAAAATATACTATCTGAAATGCCGTCAATAACAACTTCCAAATATTTACCTTTTCCAAAATAGTCACCATATTTATCACGATAATAACAAGGTGCTTGATCTTCCAATTCTCTTGCAAGTATTTTTTTTAAAAAATCTGGCGTGATTCTCCTCATTAAAAATTCTAATCCTTTATTCATATCAAATAAATAGTTATAAAAAACAAAACATTTAAAAATGATGTTAAATTATTTTGTAGTTAGAAAAAAAGGTTATATATTTGTATTATAAAACAATTAAAAAAAAACATTATGAAAAATTTCTTATTTACAATATTTTTATTTTTGACTTTAAATTTTGTTTATGGACAAACAAAAATTGACAATTCATTGATAAAACCAAATAATGGTGACAAGTATGTGTCTGTACAAATTTTAATTAAAAATCTTAAAAAATCAAGAATTAATTCTAATAGTTTTGATACTTTGTCTACATCAAATTACAAAAAAGCAAATAGAAATTTTTATTTTTTTACATTTGACATATCTTACGATGTTGTTGGGTATTCAAAAAGAAATAATCCAGATTTTACATTTGTTGGTGATTTGTACTCTGTGTTAGTAGAAAATAATTGTGTTACATTTGATTATACAAATGAAAAAGATACTAAAATATCTGTAAAAATAATAACAATGACTAATGATAAATTTGGTGTAATTATAACCGAAACAAATTCAAAAGGTAAAACTAATGTTTTTTTTAGTAACGATTGTAAATTACATAAATTATCAGTTTAGTTTTTTCTTAGGATAATTTTTTGGGTCGGTATAACTATAATCTTTTGGGTTTCTAAATATATTTCTTTTTTTACCAACTCTACTATCCCATCTATCTATTTTAAAACAGTATTTACTTAACCAATATTCATCACGTTCTTTTTGTTCCTCGTTTGCCGAAGTCTGAAGATGTTTACTATAAGTAAGTTCTTTTGTGTCACAATCGTAAATAATTAAATTGTCACCTAAATTATTTTTTTGTGGAAATTTTTGATTTTCACTTGCCTTAACAATTCTTTTGTTAGGACCACCAAGAGTATTACTTAATACGTAACCGTAGACTAAATCGGTCCATTGTTGTTTGGAACCACCGGTATTCCTAATTAAAAAATTTTGGTTCTTCTCTCTTTTCATATCTGAAGTGATTATATCACCAAGTTTACCATCAGAACTAATAAGTTCAATTGATTCTTCACTTTTTTTACTAGTCTGATTAAATCAGATTCGGTAAGTCTAACAATTTTTTTCATTTTATTATAAATATATCAAAATTTTATTTTAGTTAAATCAACAACTGGAATAAAAGTATCAGTTTTTAATTCAACTGGCTCCTTTTCATTTTGCCATTTTTTATAGAAATCCAAATCTCCTCTAAAATTATCTCCGTCATTTTCAAAATCTTCATCAGAAAAATCTTCAAATTTAGAGTATCTCATATTTTCTGGTAAACGCATATAAAAATCATTCATATGTTCTTCTAACTTTCTATTAAATTCACTAACAAACTTATTTCTATATTCATCATCAACATATCTAGATAAATATAATCCTTCACTTTCCAGATTAGGTAAAAGAAAATCAAATTTTTTGTAATCTTTTGGTGGTGTTACATTATAAAAATCATAAAATTTATTTAGATTAAATTTAAAATTAACATAACCGAAAGTTCCATATTTTTTTTCATAGTTAATATCAATATCAATAACAAATGGATATTCGTCTTTAATGTGTCTTAGTAGGAGTTTTTTTCCGGCATCAGCCCTTTTAATTTCGGATTCAGAAATTACTGTATTTTTTTTTTCACTTATTGATTCTTTAATATCAATAACACCGATGATTTCTTTTTTTTCTGGAAGAGATTTTTTATAATCTTGCCACTCTTGTTCATCTTTAAATTCTAACACATGAGACTGATAAACTGGGTCTTCATCTTTACCTGGCGAAAACTTAATTGCAACACCCTTTTTGATTGGTCTTTCTTCAGTTAATACCCTTGTTAATTGTTCTTCTGTTAGAATATATTTTTTCATACTAATAAATATTAACCCATTGGGTATTCTTTTCTTAAGTTGTTATAATACAAATCCATTACTGGGTTAAAAATTCCAATAACATAATCAGTAATACCGTCTATTTCTTCTTTTGTTAATTGTGTTTCTGGATCAATTCTATGTACTGTGTATAATAGAGCATCAGCTGTAGATGAAGCCAATTCTCTTTTAAACTGTTCTCTATTTTTTGTATCCCAATATGCGTGAATAGCAGCTTTTCTCATAATTTTTTCAAACTTATGACTATTAAATCTTCTTAAAAAAACTGGAGGTACTCTATTCATAATTAATAATCCCACTCATCATCAATATAATCTGGATCTCCATATTCAGTATCAGCATCCCAACTCCATGGATCAATTTCATCATTGTCTTTTAGGTGATATAAATAACTTTGATCTATGTACTCATCAACATATGTTGCTAAATCTTCACTATGTGTTGTATAATTGATTTGTGTTTCTTTTACAATAAAATTAATAGTCCTTTCATTTAGTGTTGGTCTATTAATGTTTTCACCATCTAAATTTTCATTGTTTACATATAAATAAAAAAGATATTCCTTATCGAGTCTTGATAAGGAACCGCCAATTGGTGCTGCAAGTTGTTTTTCGACTGGACCATATATTTCATCAGAAAAATATTCAATACGTCTGTCAAGTTCATTAAGAATTGGTGAAGCATATTTCATATACTTAATCATTTGTTTGTCCGAAAAAGTTTCAAAGACTGAATTTTCCATAGTAATTTAAAATTTAAATATTTTCATATGAAACTTAGGTCCCATTTTTAATTTTAATCCAAGACCGGACTCTTCCATAATTTTTGAAAGTTTATCAAAATAATTATCAAGTTTTTCAACACCATTTTCATAGTCGTGTCCCCAATTACGTGGGTTTCTAAAAAATTCCATAAGTTCTAACGATTTACCGTCTTCACTTAACATAAAATCAAGACCACCAAAAGGAAACACCATGCTATCCATATCTGGATGATTGAAGCTTTTATTTTCACGTCTTAGTTTATACCAGATTTTTCCCCATTCTTCTGGTGATAATTCTTTTGGTTGTTCATCTTCCATTTCTTCATTAATTATTTTTTTAATGATAGTTATTAATTCATTTTCGGAAAGTCTTATAGTTTTTTTCATATTATTATTTTTATGTTGAGTATCTAACTTTTGGTGAAAATTTGTATTCCAATTCCTCAAGGTTACTTTGTATTTTATTTAAATTACTTAAACTTTTATTTATTTTTGTTAATTCAGTATTACAACCACTTTTAACTTTACTAATAATTGTGGTTATTTTTGAAACAACGGCCGTTGCCATTTTCGGCCCAAAACCAGATGTTGTACCAACATCATAGCCTTCACCATTAAGTTTGTTCCATAATTTTAAAACGGAGTTTATTCCAGGTTTGGTTCCATAAAAATATGTCCCAAGTGCTGTTGCGGTATTATTACCAAAAGTCCAATCCTTTGTTATTGGATGTCCAGGTGCGATTAAAAAGTCTTGTATTTCACCAGCATTTGCCATAGGTATTTTAATATTGTTATAGGGTGAACATTTTTTATTAATTTTACTTTTTGAACTTGTTGCGGTTTGTATTAAAGTCCGCGCTTTGTTTAATTGAACTTGAGTGTCTTTTAAACTTTTAGGGTCACCAGCATCACTAACACCACCACCAAAATTAATATTTGGACCCCAACCCATACTAGGACCTTCAGAAACTGAAGCTTCAGCAAACGTTAACCACCATTGTTCTTGGATTAAACCATATTGTCTTTCTGTTATTAGTATTTTCATAATTTATAAATATATCTAATTATCTTTGTGTTTTCCTTTCATAAACATTACGTAATCTTGTCTCATATCTTTTTTTAAGAAATGGCATTAATTTCCAATAAATTGATGCAACTTCATTAAAACCATCTTCGCTATACACTAAACAATATTCCGGACTATCAACTGTGTCAATCTCATCATCTTTTCTCTCCACCACAAATTCGTGAAGCAAATCACCAAGGACATCGTAACAAAAAGTATCAAAGTCTCTTCTTGTTGGTGTTCCCGGAATTACCCCAGTAATACTTTTATCAAGCCATTCTAGATCTTCCATTGTAACCCTTCTTTTAAGAAAAGGTGGAAGTTCTGATAATAACCCTTTAAGATGTTCAGATTCTTTTATTAATCTAAACCTTAATAACGGTTTTCCATTAATTGTAATATCCCCCTTTTCATTTTTGCCAATGGTTTTAATAATAACTTTTTTGTTTTTAAATTTACCACCCATAATTACATCTCCAACCTTAATGTCAAGTTTAATTATTTCTGTAATAAATTTACGTTGTTGTTCGGTTATAATGATGTTCATATATTATAAATACTCTATGAAATAAAAAACCCCACTCTATAGGAATGGGGAATTAAATTACAAACGAGAAGCCGTTTCCATAAGATACCTTAATTTATTTTCTAGGTCTCGAATGGTTTTTAATTGGTTTTCATTTAATTCAAGTGACTCACCTTTTATTGATGAGATTTGATTTTGTGTTTTTGTATATTCATACATTAGTTGATTATACCTCTGTGCTTTTAGTTCGTTGTCCATAATTGTTATATAGTTAATAATTTTAAAAAGAAAATAGACTACCAGGTTTTCCACTATCATAAATCTTTCTTATATCGTTTCTTAACCCATATACAATGTAGTCCTTAAATTCGGTATATAAATCATATTTTTCTCCGCGAAGCTCTCTACCTATAATTTCATCTGAAAGATAAATTAATGTAGCAGTTGCAAGATATGAAACATAATCTTGAAAATCGTTAAACTTTGTTGGGTCAACTCGTTTTAAATGTCTATTAAGTTCTTCCTCAACAGCAGGAAGTCTTCTTAAGAAATTATATTGTGATTCAGTAATTACTATTTTCATTTTAAAATATATTAATAATCATCTTCTTCATCATAGTCTTCACAATCTGGCTCTACATACGCAACATAAAAATCTTTTATTTGACCGTAAAAATTATCTGAAACCCAATCTTGCGCAATTTCTGGACCCAAATCTTTTGGTAAGTTCAACATTTCGTATTTATCTGATACTTGCCATTTTACTTCTTCAAAAAAATCTTTAAATGAATAATCACAAACATCGTCTTGACTGGATACAAATTCTATTGCTTCGGAAACAAGACTATCTAATACCTTGTATCTTCTAATAAATTCAAGTTGTGATTCGGTTATAACAATTTTCATAATTTCATATATTTTAAATACTTAGGGTTTAGTCTTCTTAAAATAATATTTATACACCTTTTGGTAAATCTTTAATTGAGACCAGAACATAACCATTAAACCTACCTGGTATAATAACACTATCATCATAATGTACTTCTTCACCCCAAGATTCTTTGGTATAAAAAGAAAATACAACATTTTGTGTATCAAAATGAATTTCGTGAATATAAACGGAATCATTTTCATCATACAACTCAAACCCCAGCTGATCTATAAATTTTTTTGGTATCTCATAATATAAATCAACAATTTCGGTTAGCATATTATCTTCTTTAATTAGGGATTTCATATAGGATAAATATTTGCCATTTCAAAAAACGGTCGCCAAGGGACCAAGACAAAATCACGGACGAAGTCCGGGTTCGGTTTATACCCCCAATAAGAAAGGAAGAATTTTAATTATTTACCAACGAGATTGATCACACTTACGAACAAACATATTTATAATGTAATTTCCGTAGTTCTCTTCAACAATATTATTTAATAGGCTGATATCCATATTTGCCCCACCCTTATCAGAATCATCGTGAAAGAAATCCCAGTTCTGACTAATAAATTCATCAATAGTTCTATCTATAAAACTTTCATAAAATGAAGTAGGATTATCATTACGACACCACCAAGCATTATCTTCACTCATTTCATAGTCATCAATACGCGTTTCAACAATCTCAATAAATTGTTGTACTCGTCTAAGAAGATAATTTTGGTTTTCAGTGATAATAATTTTCATATAAAGATAAATATAAGGGGAAATAAAAAACCCCACTCTTATTTGGAATGGGGTTTTTACATTAATTGCTTTATTATTTAAAAACCACTATCATCATATGATATTGACCTTAAGTCAATGTCGTCTACTCCAATACCAACATTGTCAAACGCTTTCAAAACTTTTTTAGCGTCTTTTCTTGTTTGTGGTAACGAAGAATAATCCCCATTCAAATAAAACTCCATTTTCCCAGGAAATTTATTTATGTTAAAAATTATTGGTGCTCCAGTATCAATATTCTCCGCTTTTAAAACAAAGTCCATAGAATAATTAGGGTTACTTTCAACACTTATAATTCTTACATTTAGAATTTTTTCATCACCTCTAACGTTAACAATAAAACAACAATTATCCCTTTCTTGATTTAAACCAAATTCTTTTCCGTGTTCACGAAATTTATTAGATAGTTTATTATAACCTCTTTCACCGGCAACATCGGCCGCATTATAATACGTTGACCTATCAAGTTCCATAATTGTTCGTTTAACAATTCTAGTTAAATCTGATTCTGTAAGGCGTATAGTTTTTTTCATAATATATTCTTTAATAATAAATACCTGAATTTCCAGAAAAAATTCCAAAAATTTTTTTTTTGACTTTGGAGGTTATTTTATAGAGGGGGTCGACTTTAAAGATTAGAAGGATTTTACTTTACATATTGTAAAAACTCCACACTTAATTAAATGGGGGGTAATTAATAAATTAGAGGTTGCCTTTTATCAAGTTATAATAAAACTCACTAATGTCATCCTGAGAAGTAATATTATTAGACCTTAATTGTGATCTAATACTATTAATGAAATGAACAAGTTGGGTTTCAGGAACGGTTTTATACATTTCAATTGGTACGTAGTTTCTATCAATCAATCCCATTTTTTGTAGTTCTCTAATTTTTCGGGATGCAAAATTATCGGCAACCATTTCCACTTCCTTCATAAACTTGGCGGTATCAACAACCGATATTTCATTGTTATAAAATTCATACATTTTTTCAATACCATATTTCTTATACTGGTACTGATGGGCAATCTCGTGAAATATGACAAACAAAGTAAGTTCCAATGAACTATTAAGAACCATATTATTAATTAACACCCCATTATGTAAAGCAGCCCCTAAGGCAGGATATTTAAATTTTGTAAATTCTATTTTATTACAATCTGATTTTTGAATAAAGTCACTAACAAAATCGACCAACTCATCTGAAATATTAAAGTTTGATTTTAAGGTCCCAACAAAATCTCCAAGACCAGATGTTTCCTCGTTGATAATTCGTCTGACAAATCTAATCAAATCTGATTCTGTTAATCTTATAATCCTTTTCATATAAGATAAATATACCCACGTTATAATAATGGTGGAAACATAAACCGGATTTTCCCAAAATTTTTTTTAGAAATTTTTTTACGAATACTTCATTTTTGGGATTGAGCCCCCCTTTCTACCTGTCAGAATGTCCTATATAGGGGGGATACCGGAGGGGCCCCCGGTCATAATGTCAGTAGGTATGGGGGGGGGAGGGGGTAATATGATGGTAGGGGTCCCCTATGTCATATTGTCATATATAATAATCCACTAATTGTTTGGTGGTGGTAAATAAATTTACCCGACCATTAGGAAGTCTCAATTATTATATGTACCTTTGTATTGTCTATGGTAATCCCGACGACGGGTTCAGTCTCACACTTGGGGATTGCAGAGGGTAAACTCCGACCTACCTTATAAAAATATAAGACATAGAAAAATTCCCCACCCATTTGAGGGGGATTAGAAATTAGGTTGTTTAAGATTCATCTTGATCTTTACGTACCACCTGGGTTACTGAACAACTAATTCCCTACTGTGGGGAAAATGAACTCTTATAATAAATATACACTAACTTTGAAAAGTGTACATAGTTATTCTATCTGTGCTCTTGAATGTGTTTGAATAAGATATGATATTCTTTCTAAATCCTGGGGACCAGTTACTTCCCCAGTCTTGTATAGGTATTCTATTACATCCCCCATATCTGTATTTGTTAATATATTCACACGTTGCTTGAACTTGGTGCCTTGAAGTACCGTTTCATTGTAGGTACACGTGCCAGAATATAAGTCGTGACAATATGTCACAGTTATGGTACTTGCTGATTTAGTAACTTGGGGATTAAAAATGTCTAGTACAGTGTTCATATCCTTTTACCTTTCTTTAGGTTGTCGTTAGCCCACAGTGGTTGTAGGTTTGTGTAATGACACAATTTTATTAAATCTTCTTTTGTTTTAGCACTCGCTAATGGAATAATATGATCTATATGCCACTCACCGTGGTTATCCCAAGACATCCCATCTGTAAATTGATTTTCTATATGTTTAGTTAATTCTTGGGGTGAACAACCAATTAGTTCAAACGTCTTACCAAGTTTTAATTCATTTTTTAATTTTAGTAAATTTCTAATACGACTTCTAACTGTAAATGTCATTTTAAAAACCTCGTCTTCTGAAAATCTTTTTTTACGATAATCCCTAACCCATCGATTTACTTTATCTAAATTATCCTTACGATAATTAGTTGATCGATTAATGTAAGTTTCTTTATTTTGTTCGTAATGATTTTTTTTTCTTTCTTTATCATATTCACTATTATTTTCCACCCATTTTTTATATGCGTCTGGGTTATTTTGTCTCCATAAAGTTGAAATTTCTTTCCTACATTCTCTACACGCGTTTCTATAACCATCTTTACATTCAGAACATTTCTGAAATTCCTCAATATTTTTTACAATATCACATTTATTACACTTTTTTTCCATTAGTTATTAACCGTATTTGTTAATAAATATACCGATATTGGGGTTATTATAAAGGATTTTGTTAATAAAAAAATGTTAAATTTCTTGTTTTTTTGAAAAAAAAGTGTATGACTCACACGCAACACAATCCCCTTCCCCACTTTTTACCACTCTATAGTTCCCACTTTCTACCACCGCAATCATTGTTGTAGGTATGTAGAACATCGATTTATCCCCTCTGTAGGTACCTAGAGGACCACTTTTTTTACTATATCTATTTCCCAGTAAAAAAGGTACGTTATAGTTCATAAGCCAGGTACAGACATTTATGTTGTTAGTAGTTCACTAATAGATCATTAAAAAGACATCTTCAACGACCCATTTAGTGGATCCTTAAACAATTGACCCTTTAAATCTACACAACTAATAACACAAAATCAAGTGGTAAAATGTGGGGATTATGTTTTATATCACTTACGCAAGGTTTAACCTTGCAATCAAGATATAATTAGTAATCCCTTTCATTACCACACTCCACTTCTTGTCGGTCTACGACACCAAAATATAATATCAATACAACATTAAAATATAACTTTGGTACAAAGTATGTCTGGATAGTTGTACCATAACATTATACCAAATGTGTTATTATATTTGTGTACATTATTGGTTACTTATACTGGGGGACCCATATTAAATGGGGGGACAATTTTAACTAAAATGGTACATATAAAATAAACGTGTACTATTCTGTCCCATGTAAAAAGATTAGAATATATGAGTGAATGAAAAAGGAGACCGTGTGAGGTCTCCTTTTGTAATGAGTGAGTATGTTGTAATCTTTTTACCTAATCTATAATCTTTAATAATTCTCTTACTTCTGGGTATGATAAGAATGTTTCTATATCTTTTTTAATTATACCAGTATTGCAGAATTGATTGTTAAGAAAATATTTAGGTATTTTATTATATTCATCGTGCCAAATATCTATTCTATAATCTTCTGGTAGTTCTTCTAATTGTCCATCATACCAATCCTGGGTTCTTTTTTCTATTTCATCTTCTGTTGCAAATCCATTGGAGTCTAAATATAAATCGTCTATCTTTATGTAAGCGTGAATTAAATATGATTGTTCTACTTCCCCCTCGTCATAATCATAAACCTCATCGGCCAGTATTAAGTAGTATCTAATGTTTTTATTTGGGTATAGTTTTTTTAATCTACCAATAATGTTGTAAGCAAAGTAATGACAGAACCCGTGTTGGTAATCATATTTGTTTTCGGTGTTCCATTTTGGTTCCAGTTCTTCCCTTAATATTCTTCTTATGGATTCTTGTAGGTTCTCAACTAATCTGTAAGTAAATCTTGGTTTTTTCAATATTTTGGCAGCAATTAATCTGTGATAACCATCCTCCAAACCTTTATCATCATAAACCAAATCAGTTATCTTATCAGGG